CCTTTAATGGTTAGATTCACCACCAGATCAGGCGGGAACTCCCCTGTATCTATCGCCGGTAATTCTGAGGCAGCTGGAACGATATACTCTCGTTTTGCAGGACTAGACTTATAGTCGAATTTATAGACAAATCTGGTTTCCGGTCGATAAGAACTTGAGCTTGAAACCAGCGCACCAGCTTCAACTACAAAGCTAATTTCTCCAGTCGTTGGTAAATCACCTCTTTGCATTTGATATAAACGTGCGAGATTAATATCAAGCTGGTCATATCGAATGTAGATCGGTGAATCATCAACCGGTACATCAATAAAGTCTTTATCGTTGAGGTAATAGCGCTCATCGTAATTAATTGCAGTAATGGTATTAGAGAACTGGTCAGCCGGTTCTCTTTTCGCTACCAGATAAGGCAATGAGCCTTTGGTATCGTCATTAACCACCGTGTAGATAGTATTCACAAAATCATCAGGACTAAGCTTTAAGGCCCCGTTCGGTAAACGCCCTAAAATCACCTTATTTTTGGCTGAACCCGGCGTAACGGGAATCAGGTCCACGGTACCATCCCCCATTTGCAAATAAATCACATAGCTCTTGCCTGCAATGAAATCTACATCATGGCTTAAGGTGAGGATTAAACCCTCTTGCTGTACCACTTCCCCGCTTTGATGAATACCATTGCGATAATCAGCTACAGCGATCCGGTCACGTAAAACCAGTAATTCTGATTCAGGTGCTGCATCAAAGGTAATGGATTTACGCTGGAACCGAAGCTTGTTCCAGAGCCGGTACGCATTGAAATGAGCTTGCCACTTGTTCCGTACACCAACAGACTTCACTTCTTTCGGGTTCTTTGCTCCTTTGTCCGGCAAATAGATATTGATACGGCTATCGTCGGCCGGATCCGTGTATTCATAGATCAGTCCATCGTAGTCATCCATCACGCCAAAGGTAAGATCATGCTTGTAACTATCAGGAATAATATTCCTGAAGTTAAATAGCATTACCGAGTTGTCAGTTGGACGTTCAAAATAAAGCTTGAGCTTATTATTTTGACGATATGCAGTACAAAACACGGCATCACAAAGATTGGTAACCAGCTCTTCAAAAGACAGGTTTGTATCATCAATAGTGGTACAGAACTCAGCCGCAAGTGGCGTACCAAAATAATCAACTACATCGTTATATGTGCGATAGATGTTTTCCAGATCAATCTCATCGATCGAACGGCGGCCAATCTTGTCATCCAGTGCCATAGATACCAAAGCATCAGCAAAGCTAGACGTTGGATATAGCTCTGTTGTCATTGCCCCGTTTTTATAAGTCGGCAACATTCGCTGGAGATCAAAATTGATCTTGCGGGACTTAACAGATAAAGCTCCAGTGGTTGCATAAGTACGCGCACGAAAAACCGTTTCATGCTCATACACTGTGCTTTGCAAAGGATAAGCACCGTAAAGCGCCTGCCACTTTACTTCATCAACAACTGTTGTAACTACCGGAGTCGGAGTTAAACGGCGTGCACGGACACTACAACGCCCCTGAAACGTGACCATATCAAGTGTTGCGCCAACGGTCTGACGTGACTTTGCCGAACCTTTCAAAATGATCTGCTTCAGCATCGGATTACCAATGGCTGCACCAGATTCATTAACTGGCGTTACTTCAACTTCAATCGTGACGTTTACAGCACCCTGATTTCCACCTGAAGAAACTGTGTAAAGTCCATTACTAGCAACAAAGTTACATAGCACTCGGCTACGTTCAATATTGTCGAGAATGAATGGACCAATCCACTTCTCGCCAATAGATGAAAGCTTTGGAGATAAAGCACCAGTTTGCTGATTTGATAATTCCTTTAGCTTTAGCCAGTTGGGGTTTACCGCAGCCGGATTAGACAATGCCATACGGTCATCAGCTACCGATAGAACGCTGTAAGTGCCGTTTAAATCATAAGTCTGGCCGTTAAACGTGAATGAGGCATTGGTGATTTCTACGCGGTCATTACTTACAAACTTAGTGGTTAAATCCGTATTGTTTGCAGATGCCCGAAGGATCTCATTTGGATATGCAAAAAGAAGATAGTTGGTACCTTCTAAAGACTGTGTATCTGCTGGACGGAGAACTTGGCCATTAACAGAAGTTTGATGCTGAACCGTTAGTGGCGGCGTGGTAATTTCGGTACCAAGCGAGAAATATGGCTCACCAGAAACAATATCAACGCCTGGTCGAAAGACTTCTACCGATGCACCGGCAATATCAACAATGTTGGTTTCACCGTCATATGCACCGTTAATTTTATAGTGTCCACGACCAATACAACCAACAACATGCTCTACTTCGACATTGTTTTCATATACCTTGTAAGGCACAGTAATCAGATCAGGGGTATCGTGAGCGGCACCATAAATATCTGCGATACGACCATTTACGCGAGTTTTATTTTCACGGTTTGATAATTCGTTATTTGCAGACGAGGATTGATTGTTATTCTGGTTGGTTTGGGTAATTGAGGGCACAGGCATTAATAATGCAACAGCCACACCCATAACTATAGAAGCAACCGCTATCCAAGCTAGAGTTATGGGGTCTATACCCTTGGGATTCTCAATTACAATGAAAGTGCCTGGCAAGAAATCGAGCTGCTTTAATTCATATGCATTCTTCGGTGTGACTTCATTCGCAAATGAAATTTCCGCATGATCCATATTGCTTATGGTATGAAAAATACGGACATGCTCAGGCATATGGTCATATTTTGAAGTAAGCCATTGACCCAAAGTTTCAGCGTGTTCAATTGTTTTGTCTTCGGATAAAGGGTCTTGTTTATAAATAATCTTAATCATAGAAACTCACACGATTAAATCCAAATGCTTGAACGACTTGAATTGGCATCCATGAAACGCCTGATTCCTGCAAATGCAAAATACGCCCCAAACGAAAAAGCCCCACATGTGGGGGCTTGTTTCGGTATCTAGAGTGAAAGGCGACTATGCAGCCTTCCTTGGGCATGGGCAATGGATTTAGTAACTTCAATCTTGATGGCAGAAATACCTTCTCTTTGACGGGCTTCATAAAAAACTCAAGCGCCTCTCCTCGATCAATATCATATAGATCCATTGCAGCTTCATGCGCGAAGTGAACACAGTTGTAGTGTTCCTCGTCATATTGCTTATCGAGCAAATGATCGTGACTCTTCATATAGCCCCCTTCAAACCACTAAAACGATCAAGCGAAAAGATATCTCCAGTCTTCGCAGTATTTAATCTTGGTGATTCAGCCTTGAATGTCACAGCTTTATGGTTCATTGCAACACTGGAGAGTTGCAGTCCGAGTAAATAAAACATTGGAGAATTCAGATTGTCTGAACTGTAAATCCGGTAATTTACTGTTGGCTTTACATCGGGATATTGGCCTTCGATTACCCGTTCAAACTCATCCGGCATTACATCACCTAAACCAGATATAGAGACTGTTAATGTCTGGTCCAGATCACCCAGCATTCCGGATCTTTGAATAGATGCTGGCAAAAATTCATAATAGACCTGACCAGATCCCTCCTTATGTTGAACATAAACACCTCGGTCATCATTACGGACTATTCGGTATGTATTCATAAAAGAAGGATGAGAAAGCTCAATACACTCCAGTTGACAGACATCAACTTTCCGATTGAAAAAGAATTTGGCATATTCGTTATCCATTAGACCTCCCAATCTTTGATAAGTGCCTGATCAGCGATAAGGTTAGGCTGGTTTTGAACAACTTCGAGCTGTGCATTTACCCGGTAAAGGTTGCCATTCACTTCATTGGTCTTGAACGAGTTGGGAATGAAATTGCATAGATATTGCTGACGTGTTCCCTGATCAATCACCAGATCCGCATAGAATGAGGCTGGCTTATTCTGGTAGACCCGCCAGAAGGCCATCATTTTATTAAAATCGGATTTACTTAAATTCCAGTTCACATCGACAATATGACTATTACGTTTTACATCGATGTAATAGCGACCACGACCGCCATCCATCTGCTGACGTTTCACATCATCACCCGGTGTTACGCCATAGCCGCTGGTCTGAGGATTTAGCTTTAACTTGTACATAACTTTCCTTCAGGTAATAAAAAACCACCCCGAAAGGTGGTTTTATTGATTAACGATTCCGTCTTGCTGTCGTATTCTCAGTCAAAGACCGACTAATAGTTGAGTTTGGATTACCGATTTGATCACTAACAAGTTTCGGTACCTTTCTTGGAAGCTGCTTATCCAGTTCATCTGTAACAATGATCCGGACTGTTTGCTCATCCAGTTGTTCAGCTTCAACTGTCGCCCCACTCACCTGATTAATCACTTCAATTTTGAAATTGATTGTCGGTGCAGCTGGCTCAATTGAAGGCATAATCTCAGCTTGAGGTCGAGCAGCTTTACCCATCGTGAAGTCTTGAACATCCTCAAGATTTGAACGATCCTGAACTAAACCATTGGATGAGAAGTAGACCTTGCCATCATGGAATAAGTCAGAATTTGCCGAAGAAGCTAACTTAGGTGTGTCTCTATTACCCTTATAGATAATCTGAGTATCTTGAGCCGGTTGATTAAAGATATCAGATTGCTTTTGGCTTTCTAAAAAGGCATTAGAGCTCATCATTGCACGGCGCATGACACTATCTGCCGAGGCATTGTTATTGAGAAAAGCTTCAGGGTTTGCACTCTTACGCATTTTCTCAACTAAACCAACTCCCCCCCAGCGTTTAATGTCTTCTTGGGACCAGACCACCTCTCCTTTATGGACAATACCTGCAGGTTCATATTTTCCACCAGATCCAGTGTAACCACCGTCAGCAAAGCCTTGATCTTTGATTGCCCGGATGTTTGCAATGATGCTTGCACCCTGTGCAACAGCTCCAGCAATTAATGGGATGTTACGAGGAAAACCAGCTTTTGAAGCTGCTGCAATATTTTGCTGAATCGCAATACCGGCAGCTGCAATGGCATAAGCTTTATCAGCAGCAAACATGATCTTGTATGCTTTTGATTGCTCGCCAAACATTGAACCAAACATTGATGTGAGTGAACCCATCATTTGGCCACCAAGAGCAATTTGAGCATTCAATCGATCTTGCTGATATTTATCTTCAATATCCTGAGCATTCTTTGCATATTCAGCAGCAATCTGATTACGTTGATCTTGAGCTGCTTGAATGATAGCTGTTTTCTGGTTTTCATAATCCTGCTGCTTAATGAGTCCAGCTTCGAATTGAGCATTCAAACCATCTAAAGAGTTTTGCTCATTCAGGTCGGTAGCAGCAAATTGACTATCTGCTAAATCATTTGCAGCATTTAAACGGCTAAACCGCTCCTGATCCTGTCTGAAGAACTCGCTGGTACCATTCATATCAGCCTGAATACCACCCCAGTTTTGAACAGCGTTATTCACCTTATCGCGAGTCTCTTTATCCTGATTGGCTTTAGAGAATGCGATTAGCTTTTGCCGCTCTTTAATGGAAAGTTTAGTATTCTTAAGAATTTCCTCCCGTTCTAGTCTGTAACGTTCCTGCATGGCTTGGGTTTCCGAAAGCAATGATAAACGTGCCTGAAATAAACGCTGTTCCTGAGCTAATTGCATTAACCCAAGTTCTTGCTTTAATTGTTGAGCTAATAGATCAACAGCCTCTTTACGCTGATCTTTAGTTAAATCTAGGTCATGCTCGGCCTCAAACTGACGCTTGGCATAGCTATCTTTTAATATTTGCTCTTCCGTCTTTGTGTAGTCTCGGAATGAATCAAGCTTAGTCTTTGTAGCTTGCTCAGCAATAGCAATATCGTTCTCAGCACGCGCTTGCAATTCTGCCTTAATTTCAGCTTTGCGTTCTGGGGTGAAGTTGGCCTTATCGACATCTTCCAATTTCTTAGCAAGATCATTTCTGATCTTAGTCACTTCATTGGCAACATCGTTTTCCAGTTGAAGGCGTAACTTGGCCTGCTCTTCTGCCATTTTAGTGGCGTCTTGAATAAGCTTATCAAAATCTTTAGAGGTGATATCGCCAGCTGTATAGCCATTAATACCAGCCATATAGCCCTGATAATCCTTCCAGTATTGGTTGTTATATTTACCAATACCTTTACCCTTTTGAACATTGCCTTCACCAGCATGATAGGCACGCACAGCCTTCTCTAGATCGCCCTTAAAGAGCTTCAAAAGATAAGACATATACTTGCCAGCACCCTCTGCTGACTGTGCTAAATCAGTACGGTCCTTCACGCCATATTGCTTAGCTGTGCCTTCCAGAAATTGAAATCCACCAGTTGCACCAGTAGATTTGTTATAAGCTTTAGCATTACCACGTGACTCAATCATATGAAGCGCTGACAATGTGCCTGCTGGTAAGTTGTACTTTGACTCAATTCCAGCAAAGCCATATTTAGCAGCATTAGCCTGAACTTTGGCATTAACAGAAAGCACTTTTTGCTGTTTTTCAAGCTCTTTAGTGCGCTCCTTATCCTTATTTACAAGATTATCAAGAGCACTTTCCTGACTAATAATGCCTTTAATAATTTTGTCTTGTTCAACTGTGACACCTGCAAAACCTTTTTTCTGGTTTTCTCGATAAGTCTGTAACAGAAGCTCTGCTTCTTCTGCTGATCTACCATATTTAGTGATCAAAACCGACTTAAAGTCTGCATCCCATTTACGATCTGCAAGTGATTTATTGATGTCCTTAAGCTTTTTATTAAGCTCAGTTACGTCTTGAACTGCTCCTTTCGCACCTTGACTAACATCATTGAAACCTGCTTTTGCATTGGCACCAGACGCGCGAACCTGATTTAACTCTGCGTTTGTTTGTTTAACAGCTTTTGAGTTTTCATCTACTTTCTTCTTGCTATCAGCCAGCTGGTTAATTTGATCCGAACTGATGAACGAAAGTTGATTTAATCTATTGAAAGCTTGGTTTACATCAATAACGCCAGTTTTTAATTCTGCCCATATTCGATAAGCTTCAGCACTTTGCTTATTGCTATCAGTGATAGATTGGGTAAGTAATAAAAACTCGTTCTGAGACTTCGATAGTTGAGCATTCTGCAAACTTAGTTGCTTTGTCAGTTCACCTTCGGCAGCACGCTTCTGCGCACCTTCAAGCTTCATGAGTTCATCAGCTGCCATGCCTGCATAACGTGATTGCTTCTCAAGCATGTCATTGGCTTTATCGCCATTGTCTCGCATTAATAAATATCCAGCAGCCAGACTTGCAACTGTAATACCAATACCAACTGGACCACCAAGTAAACCTAAAAGCCGTGATCCTATCCCTACACTAGCCGCACCTGCCGCTGCCGATCTAGCTTGTGCTGTTGCCAGTGCACCTTCCGCTACTGCCAACTCTCTAGTAACTTGAGCCTCAATTTTCTTTAACTCAGCCATACGAGTTAATGTCGCTGTTCTGCCTTTTTCAGTAATTTGAGATTTAAGGCGCTGTACTTCTAGAGCTTTCTCAGCCGCAATAGCAGCTAAAGTTGCTTGAGTATTTGCAACAACGGCTTGAGTGCTAATTACTTGTTGAGCAGCAGCAGCGCGCTCGGCTTGAATTGCGGCATATTGTGTTACTGTTTGAACCGCTAATTCCTTCGTTTTTGCAGCTACAGCAACACCAGAGGCATAGATTGCTGGAATGTAGGTTCCAAGCCAATATGCTCCACCAACCATCATTGCAGATGTTAAAACATCTAAGTTACCAGCAAGCGTTTTAATAGAACCTGACAATACTTCTGCTGCGCCAGATCCCTTTCCAGCCTCGCCGACAAATTTAGTAATTTCATTGTTTAGGAGTGTGAGAGACTGCCCGATTGTAATATCAGTTTTAGCAAATAATGCATCTACATCATTTTGAACATTTTTAAGCGCTTTAACGATTTCTTGTGAAGTAATTTTTCCTTCAGCTGCAACAGATCGCAACTCTCCTACGGTGATCCCCATGCCTTGAGCAATAGCCTTTGCTAATGCCGGGGTTTGCTCCATTACAGAATTAAGCTCTTCACCACGCAATGTACCACTTGCTAACGCTTGTCCAAATTGGACTAAAGCTGCATCTGCTGCTGCTGCACTTGCACCACTTATTGCTACAGCTTTTGATACTGTTTCAGTTAAACGTGCTGTGTCATCCATCGTAAGGTTTAGTGTTTTAGCATTGTCACTAAAGCGTTGGTAAACCTGTAAAACTGAATCCCAAGCTGAATAGGTTTTTTGAGCAATCCGGAAGGTATCTTCTGTTGCCTTGTTTAACTCAACTTGGTTGTTAGTTACTAATTTGAGACGGTTTTGGAGTCCTGTATAAGTGTCCATCTTAGAAATGGCAGCACTTACAGTAACCAATCCAGCCATATAACCTGCAAGTTGACGTGTAGCAACAGATAATGCATCCATTGATTTGGTGGCAAAGTCACCTTTACGCTCAATGCTATCCAATTCATTGCCTAGATTACGCGCATTACGCTCTGCGTTTTTTGCATCAATTACAATGACGAGACGTGATTCTTGTGCCATCTTACTTTCCTCTAGGCAATAAAAAACCCACTCAATGAGTGGGTTGTTAAGGTTGATTTTTGGGTTAGTGTTTTTGCTTAAGATGCGCTCTTGTTCTCGTGATATCTCAATATGCTGGCAACCTTTTGGAACAGATAGCCCACTAAGAATCCATTTAAGATTATCCCGATACCTGTAATAACCATGATTCCTGACCATACGGTCTCGGTGCCATAATAAGTTCTTGGAACTTCAACTCGGCCAAACACAAGTATAAAAATAAATCCAGATATAATACCTAGAACAATTAACCCCCATCCGATGGCATTGCAAACTTCACTTTCTTTCATTGTTTGATATTGTGGTGTGCTCATGCTGTATCTCTTCTTTAATTACCAATTCGAATTTACTTTCTGCTGAGTTTTAATCTTTTCAGCCATATCATCCGATAGAGTATTAATCTTACTAATAATCAGTGGTGTGGACTTCCTACTTTCAGTTATAGGGTAATTTTGTGCAGGCATCATTATTCCAGCACTCATGTGCGATGGAGCGCTATAGGTTAAACCATCATAACCCACGCGCATTTTCCCATCCTTAGTGTCCACTCTTACAGTAAAATCAACACGTTCGTTTCCTGTCATTGCCAAGCACTCCATGCCCGAACAAGGATATCGCATATTGCCCTTTCCAATGATAGTGCCTGATGCCTTATCTTCATATTGAATTACTGCGTTAGCAGAAGCAAAAGCTACAGCGAACCATTGTCTAGCGCCATCATAAATCTGTGCTTGGTTTAATCCATCAATTTGATAAACCTTTTCAAATTTTACAGGCTCTGAGGGTTGTTGGGGAGTTGTCGCACACCCCGCTAAGCCCAATCCAAGAAATCCCGCTAATAAAATCTTTTTCATAATGTAATCCATTTGTTATTAATCTCACACAATTTAACAAATGGACAAAATAATGTCATCAAGAACTTAAAAAGGAAGATTCTCTACTAGTCCATGTGGTCAAGCCAAAATACATCCTCAAAATTTTTACATACACCTGCTTTTTTGAGTTCTTTATATATAAGTAAGGCTGTATCGATCTTGACAGAATGTCCCTGCTCGGCTCTTGTCACATAGTTTGATAGAACTCTGCTACCACTAACAAAACCACACCGCTTTGATAGCTCATAAACCGTTAAGCCTGCTTTTTCACGCAAACAAGCAACATTATTCTTTACTTCCATTGCTGCACCACAAGTTAAATTTTAGAATATTGTAGCACAATAAAAGATAATTACTATTTTTTGTGTTAGCACAACAAAAAGAATTGACACAATAAAAGATATTAAATAAGATGACTTCATCAAGGCTAAAAGCCATGAAAAAGAAAACCCCTTGCAGACGTCGAAATCAGGCAAGGGGTTTATGTCTAAACCAATGGAGATTTAAGACATGTCTAATATAGCACAAATCAACGATACCAAAATATCAATTGTTAACTTCAAATCTGTTCCAGTTGTTACTACAGCAATGCTTGCTGATTTCTATGGAACCGATACAGACAACATCAAACAAAACTATTCTCGAAATAAAGAGCGGTTTGTAGAAGGTAAACACTTCTTCAAAATTATTGGTGAAGAATTGAAAAAATTTGTAGGTGACTTAAAGTCACTTGCAAATTTCCCTGCAATTTCAAATAAAACTCGATCCCTTATCTTATGGACAGAACGTGGTGCAGCACGCCATGCGAAGATGCTCGACACCGACCAAGCATGGGAAGTTTTCGAGCAACTTGAGGATTGCTATTTTGTCCGTAAAGAGATTTTAGCTAAAACCCACAAATCAGAACGTGAACCCCTAACCAATGCTGTAAATCTTCTTGTAGCTAAAACTAAGCATTTGAATTACAGCGATGCTTATAAATTAGTTCACCAACGTTTCAATGTTCAGCATATTGATGAAATCCCACATGATGTAATTCCTGTGGCAGTTGAGTATGTTCATCATCTGATCGCTATGTACAGCAGTGCTGAGAAGTACAAAGATACTGAACCAAACATTCATACTGTATTGCGAGATAAGGATGTTCAATTCTTGATGTGGTATGTCCCAATTCTTGGCAAGTTCATTAAGAATGAAATCTATCCAGCTCTAACAGCTATTCAAAGTAGCTATGCAGGCCGTTTGAGTGGCTTGACATCTGAAGCGGTTTGTCATGCTAATGCTTTAAATCGAAAAGCAATTGGCTATGGCCTTACTTTAGAGCATGTAGGAAATAAATCACCGCATGACATTGAATGGTATTTAGCTCATTAATTCATTATCGGGTATTGTTGTAATAACAATACCCCTTGTTTAGGGGTAATTTAGCAATAGGCTATTTAGGAAGCAATAAAAAACCGCTATCTCTAGCGGTTGTTTGGGTGTTGCTTACTATTTTTGAGTAGACGGCTTAGATGTCTGCTCACCATTAGAAGCAGGCACTTTGCGAAGCACTAGGATTACTAAAATAGCTGCTAAGGTTGAGAAAGCAGCCGTTGCAACCCAAGGATAACCAGCATATAGCGCATATACTGCTACACATAGAATCCCTATTCCTATCAACACTCCAAATATTAAACCAAGAAGGAATAATTGAGAGTTATGTTTTTGATTCTCAATGTTTGCAGTGTTGATGCGCTTATTTTCTGCCATTTGATGGCGAGCCACTTCATGACTCATAGTCTGTTCATTCTCAACAATCTGCATTAAACGACTAGCTAGACCAGGTTGGATTTCTTCAAATGCCTTAACCAAATCAGGAGGCGGGTATGGTGAGTAGCTTTCCGCCTCTTCCACAGCAACTGATACATCATTGCCATTTTTTGTTGCGATGCCACGTTTAGTTCGACGATGTTGAGACATTAATTAGGTATTTATAATGAGTTAAGTTCAGGTTGTTTACTGCGCAAGTCACATGCGATTCTGTTGGTAGCTTTTGTCATGTTTTTACCGACTGCTTCCCAATGTTTTGCTGCATTACCAATTGGTCGCGGATCTTCCATTTTTGCAGGCTCAACAGCATGTACTGGGACACGAGGTGCTAATACAAAAGCTGCTAGCAGACCTTCTGTAAAGTACTTCATACCTTTGTTCATTTTTTATCGCCCTTATATTTAATGGGTGTCATAAAACATACAATTTTTATGACAGAAAAACCCTCTTATCATTTGATAACAGGGTCTCTATAGGAACAAGGGTACGCACTAATGACATTTCTGTCAATAAGGAATCTTTACGGGAATGTCAAGAGAATAGGCGTATTATGTAACATCAAACGCGCTAAATCACGTCGCAAAGTCTAAGTTATGTCCCGAAAATCAGTACTTAAGTCTTCGTCGCTCGTTGCGTCGCCTTCTTATGCGCTTCATCCAGAAACAGGTTATCCAGAGCAAAAATACAGTCATTAAAAATATGAGCAGCCACTGGCAAATCATTATGCTCAGCATAAACATTGATTGCCTGCTGATCTAAAGATAATGGGATGCCCTGCTCATACCGTCTGGATCTGGCAATAGTACTAAATGCCGAAAGAATAGAGTCAGCCGCATACGAATATTCTGGCGGATCCGGAATACGGCCACCTAAGAACTTGATTTGCTCGATTTCGTGCGGCGTTTTCGACGCATACGTTTTTTGGTATTTGTAGAGCTCGATGACTTTCCCAGAATTAAAGCCTTGTCCTTGTCGGCTTCTTCCTGAATCTTCTGGGCCTGTTCTTTAATGAATAGCCAGATTGAAATACCAATATCACCAAGATTAAGAAGCTTTGAGGCATTCTCAGGTGTATAGGGCTTTTCAGATTCAACCGTTTTACCGTCTACGATTTCGGCAAATACCACACCTTTCCAGTCTTCAATTAAGTGGGCAGCACATGCATCCATTAAAAGCTCGTGGTAAAGCTTGGCATTTTCATCTTTGACCATCACATCATAGCCTTTAGACGAGATCTGATTTCCTGCTCGTTCAATAGCTACCTGAAAAGGCTTATAAGCGATACCACGGACTTTAAATTCTGCCTGTACCTCTCCATCAGCACCTTTGTATTCGCACCATTTTGATACGTCCGAGCTTTTAATAATTCCGACTTTTAAAGCCATAGCAACCTCTAATTTTTAGAAATAAAAAAGCCCATGGGATTCCATAGGCTTTGTTACTGAATAAGTTGATTACACAAGAGCACGTACAATTGTTGGCGCTGTACGAACTTGGGCAAAGTTGATATCTACAGTTATGATGTCATCACCACCGCCATCCGGGTGATTGGCTTCCATGACTTCTAATTGAGGGAAGTTAAACGAGTATTTACTGCCTTTGCTGTCTCTGATGTCGAAGGTCAGTGTAAACACATCACGGGTTTTGATTGCATCAATCCAACCAGCAGCTGTGGCCGAGAACATGAATGAAGCATTTGCTTCGATATCCATCATTTTTTCAATGTAGAACTCTGGTGTGTACTTACCCGAACCGATACAACGGATTGCTTCAAGGTTGTTATTGATAGAAATGGTAAGAGACTGTAGACACGCTTTACCTTGAATAGACTGACCATTAACTAGCAAGTTTTCAACGTTTGGCATGCTGACCAGTGGTCGTGTTGAAGCTGCCACCGGATTCACTACAGGGTTAGTTTGCTGACGAGTAAACGAGCTACCTACAAGACCAAAGTTACCAGTAATTTTTCCAGTGGTCTGGATAGTAATTTCACCAGAATTAACCTGTACTCCACGATAAATAAAGACTTGGCCAACATCTTCGAAAACTTTAACCAGCGTTAATGACTTACGTACCGTACCACCAAAACTTAAAGCGTTACCCGCCCAATTATTGAAGGCTAAAGCACTTAAGAATAGATCAAATGTTCCAAGTGATAATTCAAACTCTAACTGACCTGCTACTTCTGCTTCAGTAACTACCCCACCTTGTCGAAAACGTGAATCAACCACTTCACTGCTTTCTTCAGTAGAAACATTTTCAGATAAACCATCACTTACACGGCGTACTGTGTACCAGATTGGGTTTGCGGGAGTTGTTCCTAAAACTGCTTCTTCACAAGCATATAATCGAATTTTTGCGCCTGAACTCATTTATGGTTCTCCAAAATTTAGGCAATAAAAAACCCGCTTTTTAAGCGGGTTATTAAAGTGTTTCGTCTGTGTCTGAGATTTCTGGCGGTTCCACGCCATTCATGGCTGCAGCAACTGCCTGAGATAAGTTAGTAGGCTGGAAATCCACTGGTGTTTCACTCAAAAGCTCTTCAGGCTCTGGTTCAGGTTCTTCATGCAGACGAATATCAATCCAGCGGCCTTCTGGAATATCAAGTGGATTTTCGAGATCAGCTACAATGGCTGCCTTTTCCACATCAAACTTACGTTTATAAGTTTTAATTGAAAGATCACCATTTTCTAAGGTTGAATATTCAACTGCTACTACCGTATTACCGTTGGCATCCTTAGGTACTTCAATGTACCAGCCTTCCTGAGCAAAACCCAATGAGCCTTTCACTAAGTAATCACCAGTACCCAACTTATCGAAAGTGATTGGTTGCTTAGCTGCATCGTTATTTAGCTCAATATGACTTTGGAAAAGCTTAACGACTGGCGAAGCGGCTTTAATAAAGCCTGAACCATCCACGGTTGTATTGTGTTCACCTCTTAGTGCATACCATGGTGAATAAGAACCTTGGTAACTATGTCGCCTAAATCCGATATAAGTAGACGAAGTTCCAACACTGATTTGTGCCGCATGTTCGCTTGCACTGGCAATGTTTAGTCCAAGAATATACTG